AGTGGGGGCCTTGACAACGAATGCTGATCCTACCCATATCATCGCGAACCTTATGTCTCTCTGCGCCACAACTGGTGCAGCGACTACGGTTCTCTTCGATGGTACGGGTAACGGCGCGAAGACGCTCCTGAACGGGGACCTTTAATTCAATCCCCCTCAGTCGCGTCCTTGGATACAGAGCTAACTGTCCATTGATAGAACGCCTGGTCCTCAAGGCTTGCGCGGGAATAGCATGACGCTACTCCCGTGCAAGTCCCTTTAAGGACTATGCAAATGTTCTGTTTATTGGAACGAAGACAAGCTCGAAGGAGCCTGCTCTGTAGCTGCCCTAAGACAACCCAGACACATACCACTGAAGGACTGATCTCGAGAGCGCGGAGTCCCTGATGATGAGGAGAAATACCCCACCTTTCAGGTTCTCGCAGCGCTCGTACGAGTAGCAGCCCTTCTCTCTTAACTTCTTCGTGAGGAAATTGACGTCCTCACGGGTGGTTAAGATGTGGATCCCGCAGCCAGCTACAAAAAGCTGTCTGTTTGTGATCGTCAGATCAACTGATGTTTGCATACGTATATACGTGGTTTCTACTATGGTAGTGCAACAAGATTGAAGAAGCCTTGGGCCCAGGTGTAATTGGTTTCGATCAGTACGCCTTTGCTGTTGAAGCAGAGTCGTACATTGACGAGCCAATATACCTCTGGGTTTGAGGCATCTCCTTCAAACTTGCTGTAGTTCAGTGTCGGAGGCCAGCTTTGGCCATCGTACGTCCAGCCCGAAGTGAAGATATAAGTTAACAACTTATGCCTCCGCCCGTTCTGGATAGATGGTTCTAGCTGATCATTATTTTGCTTTAATGGCATCATGATGATTGTTAATCGGCGATATCTCGCGCAATGGATTGCGCAGCGAGTGTGGCATGCTCTAGGAGACCAACCAATAATGGTAGTCAATAAGAGCCTAGATGACGGTTTGACCATCATAGCCGCACTTCTGCGTAACGTTTCAGTACGTAACGTGGAGGTGTTCAACACTTCTACCTGCCGAAAGACCTTTAATAAGGTCTCCAAGCGGGTAGCTGCTGAAGGAATAGGTTTTCTAACGAAAACCTTACCACGCCTTGGGAGAGCCTTTGATAAGGCAATCTCCGGGACAACACCACTCGACGCTACTTCACTTGGTTTTGCAACCAAGCGGGGTAGTAAACTTCCGCTTCTATGCGGTGAGTTCTTCGAGCGGGTGCTATCGCAAGACGGGGTGCTCCTTGAGCATCCATGTGTCATTAGTGTCGCAGTTATAAGGCAAGTTTCGTACCTCTTTTCAAAGTACGAGCTGCCCTACACCGATGAACAAGAACAACAAGTCCTCCTCAAGTTTGAAAAGACTGAGGAAGACCTTTCCACTATCCAAAATGATCTGGGCCTTGTGGCCCAAGCTCTTTTGGGAAGCGATTCGGCTTACGACAGAGAGCTTAATGCGTCTCTACCGCAAGTTGTGATCGCTCGCACTGCTAGAGAGCTCCTAAAGGAGCTCTTTGCAGAGTTTGATCCGAAAGACATCTGTCCACGTCACGGCCCCGGCGCTGTTGCTACCAAGCAACAACTCTGGGACAAGTTTCTGTGGAAGAATGTCTCGGCGAAGATCACAGCCGTGTATCCCTTTGATGCGTATTTCTGCGCATCGCTGGGGCACGTCTGCGATACTTACAAGTCCTTCGCGGACTTAGAAGACAGGACTCTTCCGGCTAAGGTTATCCTTGTGCCGAAGGACTCCCGCGGGCCTCGTTTGATCTCCTGTGAACCAGTGGATTTCCAATGGATTCAACAGGGATTAGGTGGGGCCATCGTGGACCTTGTGGAACGGCATTCCCTAACTAGGGATAATATCCGTTTCACTGATCAGTCACCGAACCGCTTTGCTGCCTTAGAAGGTAGCAGATCGGGGCGGTATGTGACTCTGGACCTCAATGAGGCCTCAGATCGCATTTCGACCGAGTTAGTTCGCCTACTGTTTCCTGAACACGTTTTTACGTACCTGGAAGCATGTAGGACTTCATCGACAGTTCTGCCGGACGGACGGGAACTCGAGCTCAAAAAGTTCGCACCAATGGGAAGCAGTCTATGCTTTCCCGTGTTGGCGCTTACCGTATGGGCTATTCTCGCCGCTGGCATACTCGACACGGATACTCGTGAGAGTATATATGTGTACGGTGATGATGTCATTGTCCCAACGCATTACGCGTCAAACGCAATGAAACGGCTAGAGTCATTTGGTTTAAAAATAAACCGTGACAAAAGCTGCACCGCTGGACTCTTTAGAGAGTCATGTGGCATGGACGCCTTCCAAGGCGTCGACGTCACTCCGGTTCGTTTACGAACCGTGTGGTCATCAGAACCAAGTCCGGACGTTTATACTAGTTGGAT